TCAGAGATTTTTATTCTGATGAGTATGACCCTAATGAAATCTCTGATGACTATGATAAAGAATACTTATTAGAAAAGTTAGAGTTTGATTTTGAAATGGGAGGATTAATATAATGGCAGATAGAACTATATATTTATATGATGATGTATACTATTCAAATGAATATGAATTAAACAATGGTGTTAATGTTGATTTAGTAGGTAAAAAACATATAAAAGAAATAAATTTTAATGCAAATGATATGGAAAGTTTATGTATAGCATTAAATAATTCAGATGTAGAGGAGGAATAATATAATGGAAAAGAAATATAGAACTAAAGTAAAACCAGACACAAAGACAGTAGGACAATTAGCTTACAAGAAACATTGGAGTGTAGAGGGTTTGATTAAATCATTAAACTATAAACAACAGGAGATAGAAGCATGGCTAAAGTTAAACAAGCAATCATAGATGTGGAGGAAGAAGTCATGAGTATTGTACAAGGTAGTACAACACCAAGTCTTCCAGAAGTACAAACTATTTTATTTAAAAAGTATTTTCATAAAGCAGATACTGGATACTTTCTAGATGAAACTATAGTTAAGAATGCATACAACAAAGCAGTATATGAAAAAGAAAATGATGAGGAGTATGATGAGTGTAGAAATTAGTAAAGATAATATAGATGAAATGACTGAAGGAAATTATTTTTCTGAAGATACAGCAGTTAAATATGATTTACAAAATGGTACTATTAATACTGTAGCTTTTTGTATAGATAGTCAAACAGCAAGAGATATGGCTAAAGGTTTAAACTTATATGATAATATAATAGAGGAGTTAAATCAATGAGTGTAGATAAGCAAGGAGATTTAAGAATAGATAGTTGGTTAATAAAAATATTCTTAACTAATGGAACAGAGAAAACAATAGTTGAACTACCAGATGAGATAAGTCAATCAATCGATGACTACTTAACAGAGATACAACAGGAGTTAATAACATGACAACACTAACACCTAAACATTTTGAAGTAATAGATAAGAACAAAGCTAAAGCATATGAGGATAGAAAGGAAATGAAAAAAGAATTAACAGAGTTTATAGATAAGTGTAATAGTTATGAATTACAAAGGATGTACTCAGAGTTTAAAAGATTAAGGAGGGAAGTATGAAAAAGAAAAAAATAGTAGATTGGTCTATTGTAATTAATTATGATGAAGATAATTCTTGGGGAGTAGTTGATAGCACCAACAATCCAGTTGAAATTATACATCAAAATCAATTAGATGACCATATATTATCAAGTGTAGATAGTTATTTACACGAAATTAAAAGATTAAGGAGGGAAGTATGAAAAAAAAAGGAGTTACAGAAACAATTAGTGTTGAGATAACTGTAGAGCATTATGGATTTTATCATAGTGATGAACACTTTGGTAATAAACATAAACCTTATAGAGATTGGGTTGTTAAACAAGGACATGATATAGGAATAAAAAAATGGAGTGACTATTCATCAGGAATGTGGACAACAGATGTTGAGATGATTGATGATTGGATTGAAGAAACTAATCAACCTTATGAAACATTATGGTCAGAAAGATACGATGGAATTTATTTAGTTGATAAAGATTGGAGGAAACAAATATGAAATATTGGTTGTGTGAATTTCACGAACAGAATGGTGAAGCTGAATATAAACATAGACATATATACAACGACAAACAATTAGATGACATTGGACATGAAGGTGATGACTATGACTATAGAATATTAAATCATTTCTTTATGGAAAATATAACTAAAGATGATGAAGATGGAGGAGGTTATTGGACTGGTGATGGATGTAGGATAGTAAGATTTGATGGCATGACAGAGGTTAAGAAAAAAGATTTTAAAATTATGTCAATGTGTGGTGTTTATTATGTAGGAGATAACATTAGATTAACTTGGAATAAAACTACTGAAAGCTACGATGAATATAGAGAAGAAAAATATAGAGTGAAAGGAGCAAGTACAAAGGTATGACAGAGGACATGATGAAAGAAATACTTGAAGACTGGATGAGTTGGAAGTATGACATTATTGAAATGAATAATTCAGAGTGGACACAAAGGGATGAGAGTAAGTTAGCAATGATAGAAGCTATACTTATGGAACAACTTAATATAATAAAAGCTAGGGATAGAAGATGAATAACTTAAATGAAGAACTAATATATGCAACAGCATTTATAGATGCTGAAGGACATATAGAATTTAAAACAAGAGATAAAAAAAATGGAAGAGGTAAGATATATCCATGTAAATCTATTAGAGTTGAAGTAACTAATACAGATTTTAAACCTGTAAAAGATATGATAGAAACATTTGGATGTGGTTTTCTTTCCTATCCTAAAAGAAGATATAAAAAAAATGGTGAGTTGGGTAAGCAACAAATAAAATGGGGAGCATCACATAAAGATTGTTATAAAGTTATTCAAATGATTTTACCTTTTTTAAAAACTCAACAGAGAATAGATGTAGCTAATCAAATAATAAATTATTATGAGCAAAAAAGTTAGAGTTAACAAAGCAATCTTTGGTAGGAAAGTATTTAACAATAGAGTTGAACTTGAATACTATAGAAAATATAAACAAATAAATTTAGCAAAGGAGTTAGTAGTGGACATACATCAAGCAGTAGGTATAGCTGAAGGTTATATACCAAGTGAAAGTGCAGAGGAAGAATTAAGAGCATGGCAAATGTTAATTGATACTGGAGTTTGTTGGAAACTTCAAGGTTGGTTTGGAAGACAAGCACATTGGTTAATAGATAATAATATATGTAAGGCTAAGGTAGTAAATTAATGCTTGACATTTTTTCAAATTAGTGTATAAGGATAATATGTTTTTTAAAAAATTAATAGTAAGATTGCGTATGTGGTATGCTGATATAAGAGGACATCATGGTAAACGATGGAACTATGAACCTTCAGAGTGGTACATGGGCAGACATAACAAAAGGAGAAATAAGAATGGAAAATAATAAAACAAAAAAGTATATGGTAATGAGTAAGTTTACACATTCAGATAAATTTATTTTAGAAAAACAATTTGTTAATAGACATAGTGCTGATTACTTTGTTGATGCAATGATTTCAGAAAATGAATATGATGACTTAGAATATTTTTTGTTTGAACAAAGTGTTGCTTATAATAAAAAAGATAATGTAGATGATGATGGTATTCCATTATAAATATGTCAGGAAGAAATTATAAATGGTTGGAGAAAGATATGTTAACACCAAGACAATTAAAGTTATTTAAATATTTAGTAGCTTATAAAAAGAAGCATGAGATAATGCCTAAATTTGATGAGATAAGAGAGTACATGAATATTAAATCAAAGAGTGGTGTTTATCAAATGCTTGGGTACATAGAGTGGAAGGGATATATTAAAAGACATCCTGCACACGCAAGAGCAATAGAAATATTAAAGGAGGTAGCATGAGTAAGTCTGAACTTTATCAAATAGAAAAAGATGCTTTTTTAGCAGGTCTATTTGATGCTGATGGTTCTGTTTCTATTTATCAAAGCTTAAAGAAAAAATCTAATAAGGTTTATACTGTTCATGCTTGTGAAATTTCTATGACAAATGAAGAAGTTATTAATTGGATTAAAGATACTGTTGGCTTTGGTAATATTTTTTATAGAGAAGCACATGAAAAATGGTTAGGTACTAAACCTCAATGGCGATGGAAAGTATCACACAAAAAAGCTTTAGAGTTTGCTAAAATTATATTACCTTATAGTATTATAAAAAAAGATAAGTTAAATAAAATAATAAAACATTATGAAACAAAAAAGGAAGTAGCATGAGTAAAAGAAAAACAATAAAAAATAAAAAAGAAAGTAGTAATTGGTTTGATAAACATATTGTTGTCATGACTTTAGACGATGATAAAAAAAAAGAAAAACAAATTAAAACTTTATTAAAAGAAAGATTAACAAAAGATTTATCTAAATCACAATACAACTTATAGTAGAAAGGCAACACCCTGACCCTCTCTAAATTACTGATATTATTACATAATATTTATTTTTTAGAGAGGTTGTTAAGACAAAAGTTATAATGTATAATAGAGATACTGTCTTTAAAACAAAGACAAAATCTTTTTATCCAACATAACTTACAGACAGGACATTCAATATGAGTAACAAATTCTTTTTAAAAAAAACATGGGTCAATGTAGATGTATGCGTTGAAGACTATTATAATTCAGGTACTACATTAGAACAAGTTAAAGAGAAAATAAATTGGAGTCCATATTCAAATATAATTAGTAAAGAAGTGAAACATAGTAGACATACAGTAGAGGAGATTGATGAAGAAACATTTAAAAATAAAATCAAGAAATCCGATAGCGAAAAATCTACTAACAAGAAAGTTTCATTCGAAGATTATAAAGCAGAATAAAAAGTCTTTGTTACAAAAGGTGTTTGATAAAATGAAATATGATATTGAACAATAACACAGCACACAATCTAAGTCAAGGCGAAGGTAGAGCAATCACATCTGAGGTACTATTATATCGAAGTGTTATTGTCAGAGCAATTATGGATGCATTGGATATTGATATTCATGCATGGGGTAATAAAAGAAAAGAAATAATACAAGAAGCTAGGGCTTGGTTTTCAAAAAAAGACTCACACTTCTGTGAGATATGCGATTACGCAAATTTAGAACCTACATTTATAATAAAAAAGTTTAAGCAATTGCATGAAGCTAATGCTAAGAAACTATTTAAGCATAAAAATATTCATAAGTTTTTAACTCATTATATTTGTACTTTTCATCAACAGGAACAATACTAAAATGACAACAGGAAAAAATACTAAGTTTGATTTAGACTTAGAGTATGGACAAATAAGAGAGAAAAGAGTAGCTGACTTACTTAAAGGAAGTAAGGTAGAAATTAAAACTGAAAGGAGTTGGTGGAGAAAGACAGGCAATATTGCTATTGAGTATGAGTATAGAAATAAACCATCTGGTATTGATAAGACAGAATCTAAATGGTGGTTTCATATACTAGAACTTAGTGGTAAAGAACATTGTATGCTAGTGTTCAGAGTATCAAGACTAAAGAAGATAGTTAAGAAATATAAAAAGACACACACTAAAAACATAGGAGATTATAGAGCATCTAAATGTGTAGTAATTCCAATAGTAGAATTATTTAATGAAGGATGTTACTCAATATAAACATGACTGAAAAAGCTTTACTAACAGAATATAAATCTACAATATCTGATTTAACAAAAGAGAAACAGGAATTAAATGAGATTATTATTCAAAAGGATAGCAAGATTAAAAAGATTCTAATACAATTAGAACAGGCTAATTCTGATATTCAATCTATGGGTTCTAAGATAGGTGAACTTCAGGAAAAGCTGAACAAGAAACAAACTATTAAATTAAACATCGATAAAAAGATAGAGGAAATGCTTGAAAAAAAAGATGAACCAAGTGTTGACAACGATGATTAAATTTGATATTAAAACAATAACAATTAACAATTATAACAAAGGAAATACATATGGCAATAATTGAAGGCACAGCTTACTGGGCTTCTCTGACACGACCAAACGAAAAGTTTGAACCTATGTGGAGAATTGATTTAGCAGTAGACGACAAGTCAGCTAATGAACTTAAAGAACAAGGTATAGCACTTGGTGAAACTACTGTAGATGAAAAGACTATTCCTAATATAGTAAGATTCAAAAGAAAAGTACAGAAAGCTAATGGTGATAAGAATACTCAACCACAATTAGTAGATGCTTCTAAGAATCCACTAGATAAAATAGTAGGTAATGGAAGTAAAGTTAAAGTAATGTACAAACCATACGAATGGAACTTCAAAGGTAAGAAGGGAATGGGTTTAGACTTACAAGCTGTACAAGTCATTGACTTAATCGAGTATACACCTAAAGAAGATTTTGATGTTGAAAATTCTTCAGGTGGTGTTGACATCAAGGATGATTTTTAGTACTATCCAACTGTTGAAATGAAATTTACTTTTCATTTTTTCTTACTCCGAGGGGGTGGCGAGAAATTGCCACTCCTTTTTTTTGGACTCAATTAAAATTAACTAAGGGCGACAATGGAAGAAATAAATAAAAAAGGTTTTGTAAAATACCACTTACCCTGTCCACTATGTTCAAGTAGTGACGCAGTATCTGTTAACGCAGACAACTCAGCTTATTGTTTTTCATGTCAAGAATTTATAAAGGAATACGATATGGAAATACAACCAACAATACCACAAACTAAAAACGAATATGAAGTAAAAGATTTCATGAAAGATTCTAACTATGCAGAAATTATAGATAGAAATATTTCTGAAGACACCTGTAAAAAGTTTGGTGTTACAGTTAAGATGGATAACATGGGTAATATCATTAGTCATTATTATCCTTATCATGATACTCAAGGTGCAAAGATTGCAACTAAGACTAGGTATACTAAGCTAAAAGAATTTAGTATACAAGGTAACACAAAAGATTCTGGCTTGTTTGGTCAACATCTTTTTTCTAAAAATAAATACTGTATTATAACTGAAGGAGAGTTGGATGCTCTATCATCTTATCAGATGATGTTAAAGGGTAACTATCATACACCAGTAGTAAGTATTAAGAATGGAATATCTTCAGCAGTAAAAGATATTAAAAATAGTTTAGAGTGGTTAGAAAATAATTTTGATAATGTTATTATAAATTTTGATAATGACCCACAAGGTAGAGAAGGTGCAATGAAAGTTGCAGAATTATTCTCTCCAGGAAAATGTAAAGTCATGCATTTACCTGAAGGATTAAAAGATGCTTCAGATTGTTTAACTCAAAACAAAATACAAATATATAATAAAACATTTTGGGATGCTAAGAAGTTTGCACCTGATGGAATTATAAATGCTAGTACATTATTAGATGATGTACTTAAACCAGTAACAAAATCATTTGTTCAATATCCTTTTGAAGGATTAAATAAAATTACATATGGTCTAAGACCTTCAGAGTTAGTTACATTTACAGCAGGGTCTGGACTAGGTAAGACACAAGTAATGAGAGAAGTAGTACATCACATTATAAAATCAACTGAAGATAATATTGGTTTGTTAATGTTAGAAGAAACACCAGTCATAACTTCAAAAGGTTTGATGAGTGTTGAAGCTAATCAAAGATTACACTTACCAGATGTTCATGTAAGTAAAGAAGAAATGACAACTTACTTTAAAGCAACAGTAGGTACTGGTAGAGTATTTATGTTTGACCATTTTGGTTCTAACTCTATTGATAATATTGTTTCAAGAGTTAGGTTCTTAGCTAAAGGTCAAGACTGTAAATACATAGTGATTGACCATATAAGTATTATTGTATCCGACCAACAACATGGTGATGAGAGAAGAGCATTGGATGAAATTATGACTAGACTTAGAACACTTGTTCAAGAGACAGGGGTATCTATGATAGTTGTATCACACCTTAGAAGACCTGAAGGTAAAGGTCATGAAGAGGGAGCAGCAACTTCACTATCACAATTAAGAGGTTCGGCTAGTATAGGTCAGCTAAGTGACATGGTTATTGGGCTTGAGAGAGACGCACAGAACGATGACCCTGATATTAGGAACACCACTAGGATAAGAGTATTAAAGAATAGATTCTCTGGTATTACAGGTCCTTGTTGTGATTTAAAATATGATATAGATACTGGTAGACTTAATGAGGTAAAGTCTGATGACTTTTAATAAAGTTGTATTTGATATAGAAACAACCATGACTGCTGATAAGATATGGTGTATTGTTTGTAAACATGGCGATACTTATTATCAGTTTAAAGAGGATAGGTTACATAGGTTTGCTGAATTAATAAAGCAAACTGAAGAAGTTATAGGTCATAATATAATTGGATTTGATATACCAGTAGTCAATACTATTTTTGGTTATGATGTATTTGCTAATTGTAAAGTAACTGACACTTTAGTTTTATCTAGATTATTAAATCCTATGATAGAAGGTGGACACTCATTAAAAAATTGGGGTACTAAGTTAGGTCAAAATAAAATACATTTTGAACAGTTTGATTTCTTCTCTGAAGATATGTTAACTTATTGTAGAAATGATGTTGAACTAACTGAAAGACTTTATAAATTTTTAATTAACAAAACAAAAGACTTTGGTATGTCAATTGAATTGGAACATAAGGTTGCACAAATAATTCAGAAACAACATGAAAGAGGATTTAAGATTAATGTTGTTGAAGCATATGAATTACAATCTAAGTTTCAAGAAGATATGAATAACTTAACTTCTAAAGTTAGAGAAACTTTTCCTCCATTAAAAATAGAAGAAGAGTTTATACCTAAGTCTAATAACAAAGCAAGAGGTTATGTGAAGGGTGTACCTTTCACTAAAGTTAAATACAAAGAATTTAATTTAGGTTCAAGGCAACAGATTGCTGAACGATTAGTTATGCTTGGATGGAAACCAAAAAAGAAAACTGATAAAGGACATATCATTGTTGATGAGAAAGTATTATCTGAGATACATAATATTCCTGAAGCTAAATTAATAAACAGATACTTAATGCTACAGAAAAGAATTGCTCAAGTAAATTCTTGGATAGAAGCTATTAAGGAAGATGGTAGAGTACATGGCAAGGTCATTACTAATGGCACTATAACAGGAAGAATGAGTCACCAGTCGCCCAACATGGCTCAGATTCCTGCTGTGTACTCTCCATATGGTAAAGAATGTAGGGCATTATGGACAGTAAACAAAGGTTATAAACTAGTAGGAGTGGATGCATCTGGTCTTGAGTTAAGGATGTTAGCACACTACATGAATGATAAGGATTATATATATGAAGTCGTTAATGGAGATATACACACAGCAAATCAAAATGCTGCTGGTTTGGAATCAAGAGATAAGGCGAAGACTTTTATCTACGCATTTATCTATGGAGCAGGTTCAAAAAAAATCGGAAGTATCATTGGAGGTTCGGAAAGAGATGGAGAAAGAACTAAAGAAAAATTTCTTAGAGCAACACCAAGTCTTAGAAGCTTACGAGAAAAAGTGGAACGAGTGGCTCAACGAAGATGGGTCAGAGGACTCGACCAAAGAAAAATAATTATAAGACATCCTCATGCAGCATTGAATACTTTGTTGCAAGGAGCAGGTGCTATTGTTATGAAGTATGCGTTGACAATACTAGAACAATATGTTATAAATAAACGAATCAAAGCATTTCCAGTTGTTAATGTACATGATGAATTTCAATACGAGGTTGAAGAAAGTAGAGCCGAAGAGTTTGGAAGACTAGCAGTACAATCAATTATAGATGCAGGTAAACAATTAAATGTAAGGTGTCCACTAAATGGCGAATATAAAATCGGAAACAACTGGTCAGAAACACATTAGTACGATAGCAACAGACATCAAGCAATTGATTTCTGATATATCTACTGGTAAACCTGCCAACATGACAGAGGAAAACTTAAATGTTTTTCTTAATAATATTAAAGAAGCTGTTCTAGCTTGGAATACTTCTCAAGTAAAAGCAGAAAAGTATGAAGGTAAACTTAGGATGTCTTCTATTGGTAAACCTGCAAGACAACTATGGTATGATAAACATAGTCCTAAAGATAGAAAGAATGAAGACACAGGATTAAATTTAAAATTTTTATATGGTCATATCATTGAACATTTAGTTTTATATTTAGCAGAGTTAGCAGGACATACTATCAAAGACCAACAAAGAAAAGTTGAAGTGTCAGGAGTATCAGGACACATAGACAGTATCATTGATGGTGAAGTATGTGATGTTAAATCAGCATCACCTTTTAGTTTTAAAAAATTTCAATCAGGTGAGATAGTTGGTGATGACCCTTTTGGTTATCATGCACAATTAGCAGCATATGAAGAAGGTTGTGATACAAAAGCAGGTGGCTTTCTTGTTGTTGATAAATCTTCTGGTGATATTTGTTTTTACAAACCAGATGATATGGCTAAACCAAATGTTAAATCTTTAATTAAAAATTTAAATACTGCTTTAGAACAAGACACTCCTCCAGAAAAATGTTATGAATATAAAACAGAAAAGAATGGTAACAAAACTTTAGCTACTGGTTGTATGTTTTGTCCACACAAATGGGAATGTCATTCTGATGCTAATGGTGGTAAAGGTTTAAGAGTATTTAAATATTCTAATAAGAATGTTATGTTAGCTGAAGTTATTAAAGAACCTAATGTAGATGAAATTACAAATCAATATAAGGAACAATTAGAAAACTATGGAAAAAGAACTGATACACAAGCACCTTCTAATTAGAGCAGAGGTAAAGAAACCTTTAGCTACTGAAGAAGATACAGTTGCTTGGATGAAAAAATTAATTAATAAAATAGATATGAATATATTAGCAGGACCTTATTCATCTAGAGTTACTAAGAAAGGTAATAAAGGATTAAGTGGTGTTGCTATTATAGATACTTCACACATTGGTATTCATACATGGGATGAACAACAACCTGCATTAATACAGTTAGATGTTTATTCTTGTAAAGAATTTAAGAAGACAGATGTACTAGAATGTTTAGAAATATTTGAACCTATCATAGTAGAGTATAAATATTTTGATAGAGATACTAATTTTAAGGAATTAAAATAATGAAATGTTTTATTTGTAATGGTGATGTTCTTTGGGGTAATGACTTTGATGCTGAAGATGTATATGATAATGATGAATATTTATTTGTAAGTAATTATAGTTGTAAAAATTGTAATGCTTCATATGAAGTTTGTCATGGAAAGAAAGAAAATGAACAGTAAACAAATGAAACCTATAAGAAGAAAAGCAAGACATATACTTGTTGAGTGGCTACAGTCTTTGTTATCTAAAGATGAAGCTAGTAAAATTAATTATAAAAATGTATTTGATTTTATTCCTAATCAAACTCACTACTATGATAGACAACAACAATGTAGACTACAACCTTGGTCTTACAAATGGATAGTAAAGAAACTAAAAAGAAATCCAGAGTTGACAATAGATGATTTAAATGCTATGTTACAACCAACAGAAAAACAATTAAGAAGACAGGATAATATATTATAATGCCAAGCAAAGAAATGTTTAAAGGAGTTGCTTATGATAGCTTAGATAAGCAAATTGATGGAGACCACTACAAAGGTATGAAGATTCAACCTGCTCAGTTTATAAATGAGAATCAATTATTATTTGCTGAAGGTAATGCTATTAAATATATTTGTAGACATAAGCTAAAAGGAAAACAAAAAGATATAGAAAAAGCAATTCACTATTTAGAAATGATATTGGAGAGAGACTATGACTAACGAATCACAGATAACACAATTAGAAAAAAGAGCAAGAGGTTTTCGCAGAATCATCTCAGCACTAAATGATTTACCTATGTATGGTATTAACAGACACTTAGATAAAATACTTCATGTTAAAATTGATGCTTTGAAAGACCATCTTAAATTAAAGATAACAAGAAACAATGAGAAGTTAAATGAAATGTATACTGAAAGTGTAGATAGTTTAGCTGATGATGATGGACAACAAGGAGAAATAGCACCTGTTGTTATAGAAGAAATACATAATAAGGAAATTATTAATGACAAGTAATATAGTAGGATTGAATGGTAAACCTACCAAACCAGTAGAACCTAAACCAATTTATAATTTAAGAGTTTGTTTAATTGGTTCAGATGATATAGACATTAAAAGAGTAGAAACATTTGGTGTTGCTGAGGATGGGTTCTTTATGGTTAAGTCTTTAGACAATCCTAAGTTTCCTATATTCATGACTAATCCTGTTAGAATTAGAACCATTGAAACCTATAAAGAAGGTGATACTCCTATGACTAAACTTAGAAGCGAGAAGAATGATGATGATTTTCTTGTTGACTTATTGAAAGAGAAACATGAAAACCAATCGAAAACTTAAACAAAAGAAAAGAACTAAAAGAAAAGAAGCACACTTGATGGGCTTTAAATTAATTATTAATAATCAAGGACAATTTATTACTGAACTATCTAAGTATCCTTTAGATAAAATTCATCTTCATTTTAAAAAAGAAAATGCTGGAGTTATCAAAGCATTATTAAAAGAATGTGATGCTAAGTTTAATATGTTGACTGAAGACCTAGAAAAGATTGCTTCAGATGTTTTTCATTCTTAGGATTCAACTATGTCTTTAGGTACACAACTAAATCTTACATATAACTTTGCATCATTTATTTGTTGTTTAGTTAAATCACTTCCAAATAAAATTTCATAACCATCACCCATTCCATTCTTAACACAATCATAATGTGTTTCATGTTCACTTATTACTTGTGGCATAACACATTGAGGTTGTCCTACTGCACATAACATTATTGTTAGTATATATATTTTTGCTGCTGTCATTTATTTGTTATTATTTTTTTTATTGTTAAACTTCCATCTATATTTTTTTCAAGTTCTGCTTTTACTTCTCCACACATAAATTTTTTATTATCCATATTCATATTTCTACTACCTTCTCTTTTCATTTTTAAACAAGTAGATAAAGTATCTTGTATTCTATGTTCTACAAGTTCCCCATTAATAAACAAACATAAAGCAAATACTAATTTAATCATTACCAAAATTTCATTTTCTTAGCAGCTTTTTTACAAGCTTTACTAGTTGATTTAGCTGCATTAGATACAGGAGCAACTACATGATTTCTAATTGGATTCATTACTGGTCTCGTATCAACTGTTATACTTGGACTAATAGATACACCAACTCCCAATGCTAATTTAACATCAGCACCTACAGTTAATTTACCATCGTCAACTGTTGCACCTCCTCCAACTTTTGCTCCTATTTGTGGACCAACAGAAACTGCAGCACCAAGCGATGCATTGTTTCTATCATTCCCAATAGTAGCTGAAGTTCCAACTTCTGCTTTAGCACCTGCAATAGCACCTGCTTCACCTTTAACACCATTCGTACCTACTTGTCCAGATACTCCAATGTCTGAATATGTTTTAGTTCCTGCATGAACTTCTGTATCTGCTGATACACCACTACCAATATTAGTTGATGTACCTGCAGTAGCAGTTGCCCCTGCTTCTACTTTTGTACCTGCTTCAAATTTAGCATTACCATTTTTAGCTTCGGCACTTACACCTGCTTCAGCAACAACATGAGTTTCAGTTTTAGCTTCGCCTGTTGTACCATTTCCCAAACCTCTTTTAGAACTAGCTTCTGCACTAGCACCTGCACTTACTCCTGCAGACGCAGAGTTCTTATCACTTGTTGCACCTTTAGTTACTTCTGTTTCTGTTGATGCATTATTTTTTACCATTATTTATCTCCATTAAGTTTTCCAATATTTGTTCTTACACTATCTTTTAATTTTTCAGTATCAATTCTTAATCGTTCTACATCTTGTTGTAGTCTTTCAATGTTAACTTTGTTATTCATCATACCATCAACTCTTAAAGTTAATTTTTCTAAACCCTCTGCTATATGTTCTAACAACATAAACTGTTCTTGGTCTATTGGTTTCTGTGTACTTGCTTCTAATAAATCTTTTTCAAATAATTGGTTCTTAGTTTCTAATTGATTAAGTCTTTCAATTACACCAAATGCAAACCATGCACCTACTACAATTGCAGAAATTAAACCTATTAAATTTCTTAAAGGTAAACCAATACTTGTCTTATCACTTATCTTCATTGTCCAGGTCCTCCAAAAAAAGCTAGTAAACACATTGCTATTATTAATATAGCTGTAAACTTATAGTTTATATCTTCAGGTTCTTTCATCCTACAATAGTCCATATTATTTAGTTGCTTTTTTACCTTTATTAATACCCTCTTTAATTATATATGATTGAGTACCATTTGCTCCAGTCTCAACTTCTTTCTTTAACTCTTTAACAAAGTTCATTTGTTTAGCTTTCTTCTCTAAAGACTTAATATAATTAATTATTTGTTTATGTATTCTTCCTGCCATCTCTTCTCTTCCTTAGTATATTTACTCTTGAATGCCAACACCAGGTAGTTAACTTAATAGCATAAGTTTCTATCTTAGATATTATACTATCAAGTCCACCAAAGAAATTATATAACCACTTATCTAACATCTTATTTTTTTACTAACGAACCTCCAAAGTATAAACCAATAATAGCTGACACTAAGTTAGTATCTAATGGTGTAATGACTAAACTATTAGATGATAATGTTATCCATTTCATTATTTCTTTTTCTGGTAAAAATAAGAATGAAGGTTTAAATTCTAAGTAGCCTACAATTACACTAGTATCTGGTGAAAATACAGGCATTAGTTTTGGTAATAGTACTATAGCAAATACAGCAGTCAATGCTATGATTCTTCTAGTCCATTGGAATCCTACATTCTCATATTCTCTAGCTTCCTTAAAACCTTGTTGTTGTACTTCTGCTCTTTGTATAAGCATCTTTTGTTCTGCTTGTTTTGCTTTAATGCTTTGCGACCATATACTCATTACTCCTCCGAGTACAGTTGAGCCTAGCATTGTTATCATTTCAAATGGCATTTTATTTATCTCCTTTTATTTTTTTAATAATTACTCCTGATGTTCCTATCTTATATTTACTAGGAATTTTTTCTACTTTAAATTTATCACCTAAAATACTTTTAATATATTCTTCTAATTCTTTTTGACTATATCCTTTTTGAAAAGTCTTCTTATCTCCCTTACCAAATATCCACCCATCATTAAATGGTGTAGCATTCTTAGAAGCTTGGGCTGCTTTAGTAACTTCATTACCTCTTGTTGTAATAACAGCTATTCCTTTATCGCTTATTAATTGTGATATTTGTCTAACAACATTACTTCTTTCCATAGGGTCTTCAATTACATTCAATACATTAGCATTAACAACACCATCTTTAGAAGCAAATCCTTCTTTAAATATAACATCATCTGCTGTTTTATAATCAGGTACTTTACCTTTTACTTTTATAATTTTTTCTACTGGAACAAAAGGTTCATGATTAGTTACTATTTTATTTGTAAATTCTTTTGAACCCAAACCTAAACCAGAACCAAAATCATGTACAGTTTTAACATTAGCATCATCAAATATTTTATTAACTTTTTTATATGTACCTACTGTAGTTGATATTGCTGTATCACCTCTTTTAACTCCATATTTACTAATTGCTTTTGTTGCTAATTTTGCAGCTAATCCACCTATATTAAATTTTTGTTTTGATAAACTTTTAATTGCGTTAGCTGTATTATTCATTCTTTCTATAATACCTCTTCTATCTAATGCAACAGCATTATCATATTCTTCATTTCTTAAAAATTCTTTTGCAGCTTTTTCATATTCACCTGCATTAATTAAATCTAAAGTTAAAGGACTTCCTGATAAAGAACCTCTAAACCATGAAGATACTAAATTTTGTCTAACATCTAATGGAAATTTATCAAAGTTTTTTATATTTTTTTTTACTTGAGGAAGTCTTTCATTAATATCTTCTACTAATTGAGCATTAGCCTCAGCTTCAGTAACTGAATCTTCTAATTTATTTTCATCTCTATAACTACCATACCCACTTGTAACTTTTTCTTCTCCTTTACCTTTATAATTTTTATATCTTTCTTCACCATCAACAATAATTTTTTCACCTAAACTTTCATAACCTTTTATAATAGGCATATAATCGGCAGCTTCAGGTTTTTTCTTAGGTAATATTATTTCTTTAACTGGTGCTTGTTTTTCACTCTTCTCAGAAACTAAATCAATTTCTTGTTCTTCATTTTGTTTTAATTCAGTATTTAAACCAGACATACCTACTGTTGCAATATCACCAGTAGATAATTTAAGTGGAGTTAATTTACGACCTTTGATAGGCATATCACCTCGAACAGTTTTTGCTCCCCATAATTTACTAATCCAATTTCTCCATTCAGGAAAAGGTGCTATGTCTTTACTAAATTTTTTTAATGCTTTATCAAAATCACCTAATAAAGTTGCTTGTACAATTTCACCTGCACCTCTAGCAATTTGAAAAGCAGGAGCAAACTGATACCAAGGTTCTCTTGAACTTGGTCCAACAGTTTTATTAATAAATAAATCAGATAAATAACCTTGTTGTCCTGATAATCTAAATGCTTCAGCAAACCATCTTTCAGTATTAGGACCAAAGTCTGTTACTACTTCTCCATACTTAGCAAACTCTCTTAGTCCTTGGATACCACCATAAACTGGTATTGCTGCTAGTACTTTTATTAAAGTTTTTGTATTACCATTTTCGATTCGTTGTAAAATTTTATTTGTTTGTGCAGATTTTGCCATAGCCCATGACATAAACTGACCCATTAATCTTGACCAAGGATTTTGACTTTGTGTAAATAATAATCTGTTTGATATTTGAGGAACTAATGCATCTCTGTTTGATGTTGTAATACCTGCACTATTTAATGCTTTTTTAAATCTAACATTTTTTATAGCTTCTTCAATAGAATTTGTTTTAGCCATATCTAAAGCTGTTTGAGGTTTAATATTATATCTAGATAAATCTTGTACAACTTTTAAACCTTTACCTTTATCTAATGATACTCCATTGCTTACCATTTTAGATAAAGTTTTAGATAACCCATAAGCATCACCAGCACCTACATTATAAGCAAATCTTCTAGCAAATCCAGTTAACCATTCTAATCCTAATCCTTTAAATGCATAATTGTTAACTTTTTGTGTAACAGTTTCACCCATCCAATTAGCATTGGTAACAACATTACTACCATCAATACCTAATGGTTTAATTAATCCTTGTCTAATTTCATTTGTTATAGCTAAGTTTAATTCTTTTGCTATTCCTGTTTCACCTTTAACAGTAAATGCTGTGTTAATTCCTCTTTGTCCTACAATAGGTAATGCTTTAAACCATGAACTAAACTGTGCTGAGTTTTGAAAAGGTTGAACTATATCACCTAATGATGATATTGTTACTCTACCCAACATATTTAAGTTAGATAAAGTAGAAAGAATTGCAGCACTAGACCTCCATAGACCATCCACTTGTTGACCATATCTATCAAAGTATGCATCAATAGTATCAGCAACAAGACTACCTTCTTTAGCTGCAGCTTGATTTGCTTTTTCTACACTTAAACCTGAGTTAACATATTTTTGTTTTATTTGTTCAAAGAAAGGTTTTAATAATTGTCCATTCTCTCCAAACTGTCTAGTAAAAGCTATAGACCTCATAGATTTATTAACTATGTTAGTTAATATATTAGCAGCATCATTTACTAAATAATTATTTTTTTCTAATACTTCTTCTACTAATTTATAAGGACCATTTAAACTTCTTTCTTGTGAAATATGTTCACTAATAGGAGTGTAAACAAACTCTTTACCATATTTAGTTTTAGTAGCACCTGATATTTTTCTATTACCAGTAAATATTTCTGATAATATTTCTCTATTAAATACAGAGTCAGTATTATTTCTATGTCCTGCAAAATAAGTTTCAGCAGCTTTCTTAGGGTCTTTATATTTTAAACTTTTAAATATACCTTCTAATACTTTTTGGAAAGCTTCAGGGTCTCTATTTATTTTTTCCCAGTTAAATACTCTAGGAAAATAATCTTGTATTTCTGTTTTAGAAAAGAACCCTGCATCATTATAAACTTTTTTAAATCCATCTAAGTAATCTTTTATTCCTTTAGCTAATTCTTCTACTCTTGCAGGTGTATCTTTTGTTAACTGTTTTCCTCTAACAATAGAAACTGCAGCAGCTTGTTCAGCTTCAGTATAATTACCTTTATTAATTAAATCATATGCTTTACGAGTCCATTCTCTAGTTAATCTATCAGCATTTGATACAACAGATTTTTGAGAAACAGATGAATCAATTGTTTCTAATAATAATTTACCTACTTGTTCTGTTGCTCCACCATAAGCTTCTAATTTAGTAGAAGATGTAGATGCTGTTAATGCTCTAATTTGTTGTAAAGTATATTTAGTAGCTTCACTATCTATAATACCTAATATTTTATTTTTATCACCTAATGTAAATTTTTTACTAGCTTGTATGTATTTTTGTGTAGCACCCATTACAGCACCAGCAGTAAACCAATTTAATAATTTAGTATCTTCATCACCAAATAAAACACCAGCAGTTAATCCTGTTGCTCCACCTACTAAAGGTTTGACTGCTACTGATGTTAAACTTCTAACAGCCCAGTCTACTGAACTTTCTGTTGCTTTTAATTTTTCTAATATTAAACCATCTCTCTTAGCAACTAACTCAGCATACTTTTTAATTTTAGGTTGTTGTGCTTTATATAATTCTGCTTTAGTTTTTTCTAATGCTTTAGTAGCATCGTTTAGTTGAGTTCTAATATTTATTATTTGTTTACCAAGTGATTCCTGTTTTAACATACCAGGAACATTTGGCTTAGGTTTTTTTCTACCTTTTAAACTTCTAATTTTAATTAATAAATTTCTTTTATCTAATAAATTTTTTTCTAATGTTTTAAATTTAGAAACTTCTTTTGATATAGGTGCTACAAAATTTGCATTAGACCATTCAATTAAATTTTTACTAGCTGATACAACTTCTTTATCATTTGTTACTGCTCTTAAATTTTTTAATTGAGGTACAGTAATATTTTCTTTCTTAGCGATTTTATTATCTATATATTCTACAACTTCATCTACTTGTTTTTGTGTAGCTTGTGGTGCATATTTTTTAAATATTTTAGAAACAACAGGAGTTATCGGACCTAGGGCTGCACCAAATGTACTTGCTAATCCTACTTTACCATAATCAATTTCACCTTTAGTAGCTAAATCTCTTAAAGCTACATCAGCACCAATAGTTAAACCACCCATTAAAGATGCCATTTTATAACTCTTCATAGCAGCTCTTCCCCAAGGAGTAGCATATGCTAATATATAACCAGGGTCAAGAATAAGAGTTGCTATCTCTCCTGCTTTAACAATACCATCATCATCATATTTACCTGAAGCAAATTTCCAATGTTCTTTTTCAATATCTTTTTGTCTTAATGCTTCATTTTCTAAAATATAATCTTTAAAAGATTTATCTTCATCAAATATATCTTGAACTTTAGCTTTACCTATACGATATATGTTACCAAGTATTTGTGTATTTTTATCAAAAGCATATTCTAATTTTTCTAAATTAGATACTTTTATTTCTTCTCCTTGAGAAAAATCAATACCTTCAGTAATAGTATCTTCAACTACAGCTTCAGCTTTAACTGGCTCTGCTTGTGAAAAATCTAATTCACTTGTTACTTCTTCAGGTTGTGTGTTGGAAAGTTCTTCTGTATTGAGAGGAGTTGCCTGTTCAAAACTTAGAGTTTCACTTGACATAGTTATCTCCTATTTTCTAGATGCTATTTTTTTCTTACCTGTAATATCATTTTCAATTTGATTTACCATATTACTAAAAACTGTATCAGCACCATCATTTATTGTAGTATCACTTTTTGATAATTGTTTAGCTTTCCATTTATCATATGCAGCTTTTTGGTCTGGTTTTAAATTTTTAACTTGTTTTGTTTCTTCAATTTTTTCCCAAGTTAAAACACTATTTCCATTTGATATTCCATTCTCAACAATAATAATTTTTGATTTAGGTTTATTTTTTTCTATTTCATTTGCAACTTTGTCAGGTGCAACTGTATTATTAGTTGATGTTGTTTCTACTTCAGTACTTTCAGGTTGACTTGAAACAAGTTCAGCTTTTAATTGATTAATTAAAGTTGCATTTCCATTTTCAATAAGCTGTTGAATATTAGATAGTTTTTGAAACTCCTCTAATTTAGAACCTGCATATAATGTATCTGCTTTTTTCTTTAAGAAATTATTATATATTTCTGAAGATTTAGCCATGTCAATATTAACCATTTTATCACCTATTCTAGTTTGATTATTAATATCAACAACATTTAAAGGTAACATAGTAATTAGTTCTCTATTATCTTCCCATGAACCTTTGCCTGTATCTATTTTATTTTGTCTAGTTAGTATAACATTTTGTACTTTTCTATTTACAGCATCAGCATCAATTAAATTTACTAAATCTGATTTATTTTTAGTTACACTATTATATAAATCTGTAGCATTATTTGCATTTAATATTTCAGAGTAAATTAATTTATAAGAATTTAAAAATGCTTGTGATGCAGGATTAGTACCTTTAATTGTTTCATCTTTTTCATCAAACTTAAAATTCATTTCAGAAGTAAATCCTAAATTATTACTTGCATTAATAAAATTAATTAAATTATCTTTATTATTTACTGAATCAAATTTAGCATTTGTTATTAATTTACTAAATTCTGTTTCATAAGCTTCAGGTGGTTTTCTTTTTTTCTTAACTGTATCAGTAAATGTTATATCTTTTTTACCAGTTTCTATAGTTTCTTCATTTACTACTTTAGCAGCTTTTAATTGTGATTCTACATCTGCATTAACATCTTTATCAATAGTAGATTTTTTATTAAGAATTTTATTAATTAAAAAACTATCACCTTTAGCATCTTCAATTGCTTGAGCAAAACCTTTATTAATAATTTTAGTATCAGTACCAAATTGATTATCAATACTATTTCTATCTAAAGTAAATTTATAATCTAAACCTCCATTAGATTTAGCTTGATTAGCAACATTAGAAACCATATCTAAAAATCCTTGTGGGTCTGCTTTTTGTAATGCATTAAATTTTTCAGTACCTAAACTGTGTAATAAGAATTGTTTAGCATATGATTCATTATCCATATTACCTGAAGCAGCAGCAGAATTTAATTGTTTAATTTCATTAGACTTAGCTTTTTCTTTTTTGTATTCAGCAATGTCAGCAGCATATTTATCTTTCTTCATTGCAATCATTAATTCTCTATTAGCTTTTAATTCTTCTGCTCTAATAGCTAATTTTTCATTAGTTAATTCTTTATCTCTTTCAATAGCACCTGTTGCAAAATTTCCTAAATCTGTTAATAATCCCATATTATTCCTCTACTTCTTCTGTCGTTGCTTCTTTTACTTTAGATTCTAATTCATTATCTACTCTTGATAATAAACTTTTACTTAATGAATCTGGTTTAATAATTGGTTTAGTACTAGTTTCTGTATCAGGTTTGCCATCACCATCCATATCAACTGGTGTAACATCATCTTCAGGTATCATAGTATCTGGGTCTTCATCTTCTTCATTATATAAAACATAATCTTTTATTTCTGCATAATCAGCAATAGCTATTAATAAATAAATTGTAGGCTCTGCTAACATTAACATCATATCAGGTGTATACTTTCCTTCAGTATATCCTTTATATAAAAGTACTTGTGCTATTTCATCTAAAGGTACACCTTCAGAAATAATACCTATTAATTGTCTTAATGTATCTTGTTCAGTTAACACCATGTAAACAGCCATCATAGCTTCATCTTGGTCTGTATATTCAGGTGGTCTTTCCCATGCTCTAGGAGTTTCAGGTGATGCTGTTAATGATTCTCCAGGAATAGGAGCATTAAAAGGATTAACACCTACTTCATCAAATTGATTTTCTTTTATTTTTTCAGCCATTATGTTCTATACTTTCTTACTTTGTTTGCTATACTCTTTGGTTGTTTAACAAATTGTTTACCTGCTGCTTTACCTTTTCTTTTAGCTGCACTTGTTCTTGCATACTCAGAAGATGATAAAGCTTTTATAGCAGCACTAGGTAAATATCTTTCTCCTGTTTTACTAGAAGGTTTACCAGACTTAGTTCTCCATTTTTGCTTACTCCAATTTTTTAAGCTTTGCTGAGACTTAGCTAGTGCCATTATGATTTATATCCTCCACCTGCTTTCTTGTAAGCTTTAGCTAGAGCCTGTGCTTTTCTTGCACTCCATTGTCCAGCTTTAGTTCCATGAGAAGCTTGTGATTTTATTCTTTGAAATATTTTTTTTCTCATTGTAGGTTTTGTATAATTACCTGCTTTGTTTACTGCCATTTTAACTGCTTCCTATTATATTCATATTTTTGTAATAAGTCATTATTCTTTGTCTTTCTGCATCACTAAAAACTCCTTCTAATAAACTACCACCACCAGCACCTTGAATATCTGTACCAGTATAACCACCTAATGTAGTATTCATAGTCATATCTTGATTACCCATATAGTATGGTGATATATTTTCAGTTTTAGCATCTGATGTTAATAAACCTTTTGCTTTACTAAAAGCTGATTTTTTAACAGCACTTAATAATTTATTAGATTCTTTAACAGCATCTTTTACAACTGGACTATTATAACTTGAATTACCAGTAAAATTTAATGAACCTGAAACTCTATCTCTTGCACTACCTAAACTATAATCACCAGTTTTCAATAAATCAATATCAATATTATATGGTGTTGTTGAAAAATCTGTTGCATAATTTTTTGTAACACCTAATGCTTTTTCTGCATCCATACCTGTTATTGCATCATTAACATAAGTTCCTAATTTTTTTTCATAGTTTACTTTATCAGTAAAATATCTTTTCATATCTGGACTATAAGTATCTAATTTAGATTTAAATGCATCATTAATATTATTTGTAATAATTTCATCTGCCTTACCACTTCCTTGAGTAAACCAACCTGACTTACCTAATGTTTGTCCTGATAATTGTTCACCACTAATTTGACCTAACTCAAGTGCTTTAGATGCTTGAGCAGAAGTCATAGATGTTGTTTCTCCAAACCCATATCCCATATCAGAAACTTGAACTGTACCTTGTGTTCCTTTAAAAGGTTTAGGAGAATATTTTTTAAGAGTTTCTTTAGATTGATTAAATAATCTTTTTGCTCCATTTGATATTCTAGAAAAAATATTATTACCTGTACCTAAATCAGAAAATCCTTTTTTAATTGAATTTGTAATTGAATTAAAAGCTTTACCAACTTTCATAGTTGCTTGACTATATCCAGTTCTAATAGCATTACCTATATTACCAATACTTCTAATAAATAAATTTTCAGAACCCATCATACCTGTAGCTTTTATTCCAAGTTGTGGAACTCCTGCAGTTCCTATTGCAGTACTTAATCCTGAAAGTGCATAAGGCATGGCAATTGATAAAGCAATAGAACCTAGTGGTCCAAGTTTTTTATTTAATTTAGCAACACCACGCATAGTTGCTTTACCAACTTTCATAATACCTTTAGCTACACCTTTAAAAGCTTTGCTAATAGGTTTCTTTACTGCTCTTGTTACTTTTTTAAATACTCTTGATACA